CTTGCATGAATACGCCCAGACTCCCCATGTTTTAAAATTGTATCAATAAAAGTAGATTGAACTTTATTAAACTCTCTTGCACTTTGTATTTTTTTAGCAACAGGATGAGAATGATGTAATAAAAAATCTTTCGTAAAACTAGGAGAATTAGTTTTCTCTGTGCGTGGATAATCTATTTTAAGTTTATCAAAAACTTTCGCCACACTTGCTGCAGCCCAAACATCCACAGCAATGCCCGTGTCTGCCAATATACTATCCAGTATCTTCTTTTCTGTATTCTTAAAACTTTTTTTATATCGTCTTGCTTTTTCAACATCAACTCGTACTCCTTTTTTAGTCATTTCAAAAATTATAGGAATAAGATCCATCTCTAATTTATACACACTGAGCAGGCTTTCTTTTTCCATAATAGGTCGCATATGCTGATATAATCGTAAAGTTAAGTCAGCATCCTGCTCGGCATATCCCCCTACAAAAATAGCTGGTAATTTATACATCTCATTTTTTGGATCAATTCCAAACTCACTTGATGCTTGTTTAAGCAATGTTTCATCCTTGTAAGAATTCAACATATCTTTTCCTACCGCACCTAATGCATAAGAAAATTTATTTTCATTTAAAATAGGAGCCATTAACATTGTATCAACAATTGGTCCTTTAACACTAATGCCTTCAGCATAAAGCCAGCCCACATCATAAATAGCATTATGAGCTACTTTAATTGCATCTGTTTGCATTAATTTTTTAAACCATGTTAAAACGCGTTTTTTATCCCAATTAAATCCATTTTCATGACGAATAGGATAGTACCCTTTCCACCCATCAACAGCCACAGCAATGCCTATAATATGACCATTTTTAGTAGTCCATCCAGGACCTGTTGTTTTTAATCCAGGATCATAAGTTTCTAGATCAAATGCAATAACTTTTGCATCTAATAGATCTGGAAGATCTTGAGGTGGTATCCATTCTGATTGTGTAAACCCAAAAGTGTGTTGCATCTTTTACTCCTATCTTTTTTTATTTTGTTCTTTAATATATTGTGCTGTTTCTCTTCCGCGTTTTTCTCCTTCAGATTCAAATGAAATATTTTTTTTATTAGTTCTAGATTCTATTTCACCAGCTATAACTGCATAGGCAGCCATATCAATATAACTATCTTTTTTATGTTGGTTCATAAGGCGTGCTACTTTTACTAATGCCATGCAAATCGCTACATCATGAGGGGTAATTTTTTTTTCTAAAAAAACTGACCACAGATCTGCAATGTTTTGATGATTTTTTACTTTATCGCCGTATTCTTGCTGACGATCTCCCCCAATTAATTTCTTTGCTTCATCTAATAATTCTTTTGAAATCATTCTTCCTCCAACTGTGTACTATACATTCGATAACCCTGCTGTTTTTGAGCTTCAACAATATATAAATTTTCTTTAGCTCTTGTAACAGCTACATAAAAAACACGATGCTCATCATCAGGATTTTTAAGATAAGATTTGTAAACTAAACGACCAAGATCTAGGAGAACAACAACATTATCACATTCCCCTCCTTTAGCTTGGTGGATAGTAGATACTTTAATGCGTGGCTCTCCTTTTATATCTTCTCCTATTCTCTCTAATCTTCTTAAATAAGTAATATCAAAAGATGATACACCACTTAATACTTCCCACCACTCTCCATCTACCAACAGTCCATAATTCTTTTTAAGATCTTTTAATAAAAATAACTTTTTTTCTTCTTCTTTTTTAAATGTTTTAAAACCATGTTTAATACCAATTTTACTTTTTATTTTATTATACAAACTTTTTACTTCCATTAATGATATGCTTTCTCCTTTTTTTAATTTCTTCCACACATCTATAGCATTTAAAATAGTTGTTGACACAGGTCGATGATCCCCTCTTCCATACCAATACCCTTCTTGTAATAAAAAATCTTCTACCATTTCATTACGAATTTTTCTTGTGCGAGATAAAATTAACCAATTTCCTTTCGATAAATCAATGTGGCGTAAATGTGAAATACGAGCCACTCGTCCTTCATTATCTTTAGGGCTCCAAGTTTTAGGACGTCTATTTCTAATACGTGTAATAATATAATTAGCTAAACGATAAATGCGTTGAGGACATCGATATGATTTATCAAGCACCGTTACATTTCCTTTTAAACTAATAAATTTATCCACATCTGCTCCAGACCAACGAAATATTGCTTGGTCATCATCCCCGGCAATGTATGTTTCTTTACTGTGAGAAATTAATTTATCTACCATGTTATACTGAACACGAGGCATATCTTGCGCTTCATCAATAAAAAGCACATCAAACTGTGTTAAAAATGTGTCATTCGTATAATCTACAATCATATCGGTAAAATCATGAAGATTATTTAATTCTTTATATTTATTAATAACACGATTGAGATAATCTAATTTAACCATATTAATAGGTTCAATAGTATTGTGACATTCCTCCTCTAAAGAAATATCTTTAAGTCGTGCTGTATTAATTAAATTAATATATTGATGATTAGAGTTAGTATAAATAGAGTCATCATTTTCGTTAAACACTAAATTAAAACCAATCATTTCAGATAATTCTTTCCAATGTTTTTGTTTCATTAAATTGTCTTCGCTGACAGGTAAGTGACGAAAAGCATAACTGTGAAGCGTTCTAAAGTGAACTAAATCATCTTTACTTGCTTGAAACTTATGACGAGCCCTATCACGAGCTTCGTGAGCCGCCTTACGCGAAAAAGAAAAGAAACCAATCTTATCCCAAGTAATACCTTGCTCTTTCTTTTGTTGGCAAATCTCTAATAATTTAGTTGTTTTACCTGTCCCAGGAGGACCTAAAATAATATTAATCATTCAATCTTTCTTTTTTTTCTCTTCCTCTAATGCAACAACAATATCTAAAGGTCTGTGTAAATTAACACCTTTGGCAGCCCACTTATCTCTTCTTTTTTTCCAACTCTTTTTTATTGTTCCATCTTCATGAATTTCTCCACGCCGTCCGTCAGTCGCTGTTGGTGTTGGCCATAGTTTTACTCTCATCTTATCATCAGGATCAAGAAAGCCTTGACCCTTTTTTATAGCATCAACCGCCACTTTATCCACGAGTAATGCTTGTGATGAAGGCTTCTTACCTTCTAAAAGAGATTTTACTACTCCCTTGTGAGGATATGCCCCTCTGCCCTTTGACCCAGGACAAGGTGTTGGCCACATTTTATTTTCTTCTTCTTGAACTTTTGTTCCAAGTGTATGACCTCTTGTTCCTTTTTCTACTGAAGGAGGAACACCATATCCATCTTTCCAATCTCTAGCTCTTGGTGTCGGCCACAGTTTTTGTTTCTTTTTTTCTTCGGCAATAACTGTTTCTTCCAACATCAGTCTTCTTGGGTTTTTATATCCTGTCGGAGAATGCCTTATTTCCCCTGTTTCAACATAATGATCTATCTTCTTCATATCCCGTGGTTCGTTAGCCGTTGGGGTCGGCCACAGTTTTTGTTTCTCTATTTCCCGGTATTGAACAGCATCTTCTAAAGTATTCGTTAGAGGATTTCTACCTGTCTTCGCCATCGTTTCTGGTTTTCTGGGAGGTTGAAAACTCCTCGCTGCTGGTGTTGGCCACATCAATCGATTGGAGGATACTGAGTCCGATGTAGTAGGGGATTTGGGGGATGAGACTGTTTCCAAGTGATTTAAGTCGGTGAACCCTAGCGGATACCCCATGAGCCACTCGACCCACGTTGGGTTCAATGTCCCACCACCCAGAGGCTTCCTCACTTCTGGATGATTGCCCAACATTTTCTGCATCTTCCCGCCTGGTCTCCCTGCTGCATCCTCGTTCGCTGTCGGTGTTGGCCACATTGGAACTTTCCCTTGTTGTTCGAACACATCCTTCCCCAACATCTTTGTCGCTTCTTCTCTTGTCATATTGCCCTTCAAAACTTGTTTTCTCAATAGTCTCACATTTCCTTCGTTCGGTCTTTGTACTGCTGTCGGTGTTGGCCACATCAAATTCGGATGCTTCACCTGATCGTTGAGTGAGATCGGCATTCCCTTGTCCAGTTTCTTTTTCATTCTCTCCTCTGATGAAGGTCCTCTGTCGCAATGAGCGTCTGGTGTCCTCCATATTTTTACTTCCTGATAGGTCTTGCCATCTAAATTCATTTCTTTGATTAGTTCGGGATTCTGTAATACTCCGAGTGTTGCTCTCTTTCCTAGACCCAGACTCCCATCTTTGTTGTTTCGATTGATCTTGCGTAAATTGCCGTTCTTCGTTATTCGAAACTTGTCGTCCTTCCCAATTATCGCTCCTGCTCCCGCATCCGAACTTACTGGAGTGGGCAATAATCCAGACTCTTTCTCTTTGGTGGTTCGCACCGACGCTCGAAGCTGAAATACTAAACGTCCTTGCGGAGTAACCTTCACTCTCCAAGTTCTTGAGTACGGTGTCGAGACCGAGTTTAATGTGTCCACTAACGTTTTCTCCAATAACCCAAGTTGGTTGCAGCTCTTGGACAAGTCTAAAATACTCTGGCCAGAGATGTCTTGGATCTTCTTCACCTTTTTTTCTACCTGCGACGGAGAAAGGTTGGCAAGGGTATCCTCCTGTAATGATGTCGATTTTTTCTGTGTTGGAAACAAGTCCATCTGATTTGAGTTTGTCATAAGTCAGCTCCTTTATGTCTGTATATTGTTTAACATGTGGCCAGTGTTTTTCTAATACCTTTCTTGGATATTCTTCAATATCACAAAAAGCTACAGTTTCAAAGCCACCAGTCGCTTCTAGTCCCAAACTAAAGCCACCAATTCCACTAAATAAATCTAAATGTCGTAATTTTTTAAAATGGGATGTCATCATCTTCTTTTTCTCCTAAAGTTTGTTTATCTTGTTTTTGTTCTGATTGAAGATTAGGCATCTTCTCCATCATAGGAGGACGCTTAAACGCTGGAATTCTCCATGCTCGTGTTTGTATTTTTTTAGGATATACAAATACATCTTCCCCTCCTAAATCTTTTAATCGTTGCACAATCCATGCTCGTGTTTCTTTAAAACTTTTTGTGTTCTCTAACCATTTACATAAGTCACGCAGCCGAAAGTAAGTTTTACTTTCTTTAGGATCAGTATAGGGTTTTTCCATATCTAGTTCATCAATGTCAAATGACTCTCCTCTTCCTACACAAAACTCCATTAAATAATCTTTAAATTCACCTACTTTAGAAACATCTTCTGGTACATCAATTGCTGTAATACTCTCAAATAAAATAGCTAAATGATCTTCCCAATCATTTTGTTTCATTTTAGGAATATATTTCATTTGTTGATCTGCCACTAATCGTCTTAATCGTGCATGGTACTCAATATTAGTGTAGTCTTTTGTTTCTATAGTTTCAGAATCAAGATCTAAAAACCAAATTTTAGGATGAGAATTTAATGCTCGTAAATTAGAGTAAATAGGATGATCTCCACTAGAGGTACCAATTCCAAATTTTCGTGATTTACATATTCCTTTTTGACATACACTCACAATAGGTTGATCATTGCATTTATAAATATACTTCATCGTGCCATCAGCTTTGTTTGCCCCTACTTGTTTTTGAATAATAGTTACTTCACTCGCTTTTAAAGGGGGATCCATGTAATCACGATTGTATGTTTCAAGTAAATCTTTCCAGTCATCAGGATTAGACATTCGATAAAAAATACCAATGTTAAATAAACCATTGTTTCGTGTTCCTTCTGGAAAACCTTGTGTTGTTAAAACTTGTAAGCATGGTGGACCATCAACTATGTGATCTTGTTTAACCTGAATTGCAATTTTACTGATATCATCACACACATACTTGTCATATAAATCAAAAAATTCTTCTAATGATGCACCATCCCCATTATCAAGAAACGCATACCGTGTGTCGCCATGATAGGGCAAGTTCAACCAAGAACCGGTGTCTTGTTCATTAGTTAATTTTATTTGTTTAGGAAATACTTCTGCTTTTGCATGTCCTAGGTAGGAAGCAATTTCTTTTAATTTTTGTTGAAATAAAGAAGCAGATTGTGGTTGTTTGGAAAATAAAAAAAGATGTGCCCCAAAAGATTTGGATGCACACATTATTAATGGTAATTTGTATTGGCGTACTTTGGATAATATTTTTTTGTGATCAAGTGGGTACTCGTCTATATCAATACAACCCCAAGATGATGTTGCATCGTCTCGAATGGGAACAATACCTAAAGCAGGATACTTTCCCTCTAAATGATTTTGAAACATTTGAACAGTAGGAGGTTTATGGACAGTTCGCATTTGACCATCTCTCTTGCCACTTAATTTGGTTTCAGTAAACTCATAGAACCCATGAGCCCTATCAAGACCTGAAAATATATGTTTAAATTTTTCTACTTTCATATAAATAATAACAACTAGGGGCGAATAATCTTCCGATAGTTCGCCCCTAACCTAAGATATTAAGGTAATTAGGAGCCTAAAACGTTACTATCCGAATTGGGAGTAACATCTTTCATACTCGTATCGTCATTATCATTTACTGCTTCAGGTGCTGGATCAATAGAACCAGAACTTACAAGCTCATGAAAATGATTGGCTTCCTCCACTATTAAAGATGGATTTTTTAAATCATTAACTGAATTAGCTAGTGTAATTTTCCATCCCCACCAGTCATTCTTTTTGTTTTGCTCTTGCACACCTTCCATTTTGTATACATTTGCAAACATAGGTAATGTTGCTAGTGACCCACTCTTGGATTTAATTTTTTGATTCATCATCATTGTATTCCAATATCGGGATTTTTTGTATTGAGTTTTCTGCATAATAATTTGACATCTCTCATAGCTGCCATCATTATTTAATCTTAAAACAAAATACTCAGCCGTTCTTACAATGTAAGTTGGACTGATTGCACCATTAATTTTATAATGGTCTTCACCATCAGCACCTCTTTCTAAAGGAGGGCAATCTTCTGGTTTATAAATTTTTACAGGTGCTCCTGTCCCCTCACCCAGAGGCGACCATTCCACACATCTTACTCTAAACGCACAAGGCACTACAAGAATAGATTTGTAAAAATCTTTAGTAACAGAGTTAAATATATCTCCTTGTTCAAGTCCTTCTACAAACTTGGCATTCGATTTTTTTATCTCTGGAGTTTGGGAACTAGCAATTTTTAAAAATGGAATTGCCATTTCCTGGGCACTGACATTTTCAAACCCAACA